TCCATAATCATCTTGTCCGATCGTCGTCAGAGAGAAGTCTGTATTTCTTCTCGCACCAGTATTGCTGGATTCTTGGATAACATATCCATCTGTTGGATCCTTAGCATTAACAGATTCTTTAGGAATGACAAGACGGACCTTATAAAGTTTTTCATCAAGGCTTCTATCATCATCAATTCTCTTAATATATGTAATATCAGTTCTTTCAGTTAATCCAGCAACTCCTTGTGTATTGATCTCACTAAAAATTGTATTACTAGAAGAAGCATGGACAAACCAATTCTTTTGAATTGGGTCAAATTGAACTGGTGATCCAAGATCTCCACTATTCTTATCATTTACTCTACTTTCAATTCTAAGTTGCTTACCACCATAGATTGTTAAGGCAGTTCCATTATCAGCATTTGTTTTTGATGATGCGATTTTGATCTTTTCATCATCAACCTTAATTGCATAATATAAAGTGTTTTCTACAATGTTCTGAGGAAGATCCCCATTGTCACTGAACATTCGAATTGATTCACCAGTTTGTAATTTATGTTGATTTTGAGGTGTTCCAATGGTTAAAACACTATTATTAATCTCCGATATAACTCTATAAATTTTCCTATTTGTAGTCTGACCAAAAGCAACTGTTGCACCAACAGCTACTGTATTATCCATCATGCAAATTGTTGCATTTCTAATGACACCCAGACCAACATCTAGATAAAGTTGATCGTTTGTTTTTGCACCAACTCTATAACCTTGAAGAACAATAGGTGGTTTTGTATCAACGTCAGTGTATCCATAAAGATACAAGTGACTGGAAAGTCCAACGTTTTTAGTTAATGCAACGTCTAGGGATGTCCAGTCAACGTTGAATTCTGGATTTGCAATTGCCCTTGGTCTAATGACAGAGGTAATATATCCATGATTATCTTTGGCAAATGCCTCTTTCTTAAATCCTTCAGCAGAAAGAGAAATTTGTCCAAAGTTAGAGTTAGAGTTGGTGATTGAACCATCACCACCAGATAAAGAATCAAAATGCTTATTGAATCCAATCGCAAACACAGATACAATCTGAACGAATGAATCGTTCGACATCTTAATGTGACTAGTTTCCCAACCTGGTCTGTAAATAGAATCAGAATCTAGGTGATAAACTGTTGCTGGGTTCGTTGATGATGAACCAGATGAAAGTTCTGCGCCTTTTACTGGGGTAATAGTTAGAGATTCATAAAGTCTCGATGTGGAATTATATCTTGCGAATGCTCTATCGTCTTTTTGAAGTGAAATAGCAGTGAACTGGGCAACAACCATTGAGCGGAATCCAGCTGCTTTGGATCCGTCAGCGTGCATACCCTGCATACCCCAAACAGATCTTAGGGATACGTTAAAGACATATGGAGATGCACCAGATACAGTGTCAGTTTCAATTGTTACAGTTGAACCAGAAATAATAGGAGTTGCTGGTAGATTAACTCTTACGAATGGTAAGAGATATGTAAATGTTGTTTCGTTGAGTACCGATTGTACTTTCGTAGAAATATTATAATCAACTGGATCAACACTATCAATCTTAATTGGCGTTCCAGATGTAAGATTATGGGGAACTGCTGTGCTAACAGTTACAATTGTACCAGGAGTAAATCCATCTCCAGAATACAATTCAGAAATGTTAAGTGGATCAGATGCGAATGCGCCAACAATTTCATACTCTGGACGCTGCTTAGCAAATCCTAGTGACTCTGTTGGGTACTTCTGATCAATATCTCTACCAGATGCAGCATTAAATGCATTTGATAGTTTACTATAATACATGTCAAGGTCGGTGAGATCATAACCAGAAGGAATGGTTACACCATCAGCATATTCAAAACAAGTTAGTTTATGGTGAGAAAAAGTTGGTTTTGATTGATTGTTTGCAGAGAAATCAACAGGATCGGTATAAACAAGTCCAGAATCATCTCCATCAAACATGGAGAATTGCCAGAAGTAACAAGCACCAGTAATTCTGAATAAAGCAGAAGACTTTACAGCAGGATCAGTTGGGTTAGGAACATATTTTGCACGAATCTTAGTCTTTCTTAGGTCAAGACCAACGATCGAAGTACCACGAGGAACGATAACTCCACCATAGATACTATTAAACCTATAAAGAATATTATCTCTTTGAGTAAGGTCAAAGTTAGATGATAAATTGAGAGTTAATGTTTCTTGTGCTGATGTTTGTGCGCCAGAAGTGGAAACTGCAGTGGCAGTTCCATTCACATTCTTAATCGCAAAACCAGGTCTGTTATCGAGAACATGCTCACCTGGGAAAAGTAAGATAGTAGTTTTTTCTACAATATCATTGTTTCCACCTCTCACATATGAGAATCTTGCCGATTCGAGAAGTGCTCTTTGAATTGTTTTAAATGGTTTGCTAAGAGAATTACCTTGGTTCTCTATAGCATCAGTAGCATCAATGTCGTTGGGGTTGACATATAGTATTCTACCTTCTGTATTCTTAACGAAATTCTCTAGCTTATTGAGAGGCATCTGCTTATTTTCAAAAATATTTCTATGTTTTATTTATCCCATTAAATCTTCTTCATCATATTCAAATTCAATATCATCTGGCATATCTTCAGGGTTTTCTAACTCGACTGGAAAAAAACAAGGATGTACTTCTTCGTCTATTAGATAGAAAGAATTTCGATATAAGTCCTCTGGTTCAAACGATCTATTCTTATCTGCTTCTCTACAAAGATCTTGGTCGTATAAGTGACCTTCTGGCATTTCATCAAACGTAAAAGGAACGTGATTGATGAAGTACATTTTCACAATCATGCTGCCATCATTGTACCAGCAGTATGCAGTATCGATACGATAAGACATAGGGATTTTCCCATATCTTATATTTATTTTCAATAGCGATGGTGGGATTCGAACCCACCCTTGAACGATTTTAAGTCGTTTGCCTCTTCCGCTGGGCTACATCGCCAGGTGCTCCTTGAGGGGATCGAACCCACCTCACATCGATTATGAGTCGATTGCTTTCACCAGATAGCTAAAGGAGCAATAGGAGTGCTGGGAATTGAACCCAGACTACCCCGTTATAAGCAGGGCGCTCTGACCGATTAAGCTACACTCCCTCAGGGGGCTTCGTTGTTTAACTCAGTGTGTATTCGTATCAGATCATCATCAGCGGGCATCATCACTGCTGCTTGCCCATCATCGTTGATGATACCTATGCGCTCCCCATTTTCAACTCGTTCCATTAGTTCATCGAACCTTTCTTGAAACTCTTCCACGGTAAAAACTTCCATTTTAGTTTTTGTATTTAGTTGTTGTCCTGACCATAGATGGCAAGATCAGCATACTCAATTTGTTCAGGTTGAAGTTGACTAGTTACAACATCTAGGACATTCATAAACTCCTGAACGGTCTCACACTCAACCAGACGCTCGCTGCCTTGATCGCTAAGAAGCAGAAAACTGCGAGTGCATACATCAATCACAATACCCTCTACGGTTTCTTGGGCGGTGCTCATGTGGTGTTCCGTTGATTACCCCCATATTATAAGGGATTTTGAATCAGGTGTCAAGTCCTATGGGGACAGACTGGTGATAGCGGAAATGACGCTTGCTTTGGCAGTTGCCTGACCAGATATTTTTCTCTGATGATTAGTAATACCCCAAGCTTGCAAATCTTTATTTGATTTTTCTTCTTTAACAATATTTAAATTAGATCGTAAAGTATCTCTTTGAGATCGTAAAGTTGTAATCTCACTTTGCAATGCAGTAATTGAACTTGCAATAGCAACACATCTTGAAGCAGTAACACTTGTATTTGATGCATAGGGGGCAACTCCTGCACCAAAATAATAACGATATGGAATAGCAGCTGAAATAGTTCTAGGATTATGATCTGATTGTGTTGCCGAAATATCTAATCTTGCGATTCCAACAGATGTTCCACCATTATCATCTTTTGTATTAGCTCGTCCATATCCAGAATATGCAGACGTTAATTCTTGACTTACATCTGGATTGAATGGATTTACAGCATCATAATTTGGAGAAAGTCCTTCAATATTTGTGTAAATTGACAATAAATCTCGATCTTGCTTAAAGGTCGTTTGAGATGAATAATCTTGATTGAAATTAGGAGTTGAAAGAGTTGTTCCACCAGACGTTGTTACGCTGGCAGCAATACCTGGCCAACAATTTCCATTGGTTGCTTCTAGAGATAAAGTAACAATCTGTTGTTTAATAAAATTGATTCTAGCATTAAATGATAAGATCTTATCATCTACTGTTTTACAAAATTGACGGAATGTTTCTGGTTTTGATTTTGCCTCAGAAAAAGCATCCTGTTCTGGATCAGTGCGAGAAATTGGTGGTGGTGCCTCATTTTGTTGAACAACCCATTCTCCACTAGCAGACTCTTGAGTTGCAGTCGTAGCAGTAATTGTTGATGGTATTTCTACACTTGCATTATTTTTTTCTTGCTCACTCTTAGACTGAGAATATTGTGATTGTTCTTTTGTTAAGATATCAATAGTACTTTGTGCTGCACCGTCTGGCATTTTTTACACCTACAAAATCAATTATTGTTATTTAGTTTGCTCTAGATCAGCGATTCTTTGTTTTAAATCTTCAATCTGTTGCTGTTGTTCTTTCATACCTTCAATCAGAAGTGCCACGAGATTTTCATACTTGACACCCTTAACGGACATTTTTTGAGTTTTTGCTGCTAGATCAGGATCATCAAATACTGGAGCATTCGGTATAATTTCAAATTGTCGTACAACTTCTGGCACAACTTTTTCTACCTCTTGTGCGATAACACCTATTTCACCATTTGGATTTTCTTGTGCTTTTTCAGGCCAAATATCTTCCTTCCAATTAAAAGAAACTCCTTGTAACTGAAGGATCTTATCCAGAGCATTTTCTAGTGGTTCAATATCTTTTTTTAGATTAAAATCAGAAGATGGGCAAGGAGCACAAATAGGAGCACCATTATAAGTCCAAGTTCCAGTTAATGCTCCTGTTGCAGTATTAATAGTAATTCCAGATGCACCTCCACCAATTTCAACCAATCCACCATTAAGGTCTATTCTTGATGCATTTACTGTATAGTTTGGAGTACAAGTATTATCTTCAGGAACTGCCTTTCCTCTAAATGAATTCAATCCCTGCATAACAGCAGAAAGAGAAATATCAGATGCTCCAATAACAGTATGACTTCCAATAGTTATGTTAGATCCAACAGTACAATGAGTTCCTGTAAATAACCCCAATCCAAGGAAATTAGTCGTTAGAGGTTTATCTAAACAAGGACCTGCAGCAAGAGCTGCTGTTCCATATAATGCAGTCGATCCACTTCCAAAATATCCAGCGTAAATTGAAGCTGTGCCAGGTACTAAACTGCGAAGAAATTTTGGAAGAACTACAGCAGTGTCAAATAATGGATGAATGACACTAAAACTAAAAACATCTAAATCGTCGAACATAATTGTTACTTACAACTTTCGGTTACACCAGCGATAACATCGGCAAAAGGAATGCCCAGACTTTTCAATAAGGTAGATAACGGAGATCCACCTTTTTGAACTTCACCAACGATATTAATAAAATGATCCGTTACAATATTAACCTCAGCGGTTCCCTTAATACAAACTTTAGTCCCGGTTAAAGTTAATTGTTCTCCACTATGAACAACAACTGCTCCATTTGAAGATAACATGAAGCACCCATTAGTTTTCTTTTCACCTTGAGTTTCAATGTACATATTCTTACAAAGAAACTTGATATTTCCACCTTGAGCATTAAAAACAAGATCACCAGTTTTAGCATTCAAAGAAAATGCAATATCTTCTTTGGATGGTTTATCTCTATTTTTCTGTAAGTTGTGTCCACAAGTGATATGATATGGACCTTGAACGTGCTCCATTTTGGAGCCATCAGTCTTATATTTAAAAGTTGAGTTTGATGCAACAGCCAGACGAAATTGCGTTCCATCATCAGCTTCTTTTGGTCCACCTGGTCCAAAAAACATAATCCCATGGGGATTATCAGTAACAATATATTCTGGAGGTCTATTAGTTGCCATTACTTAAGAACACACTGAGTAACTTTGATCAATTGTGCCGCATTGAAATCTGGTCTATTATTGTTTGCAGCAAGGTAATCATTCTTTTCTGTAAATGCAATAATAGGTCTTACTTCTAAACCAGCGCCTGTTTTACTATTTATTGTGATTGTAGGTGTCTCGGTGATACCACAACCTGCAGTTTCAACAACCATTGCCACAATTTGCCCCACATCTGTCATTTGCACCTTTACCTGCAAACCAGGTATATCTGGTGTTATTGATATACTATCATTCACAGTATATCCAATTCCTGTGCTCAATATTTCAATTTCTTCAAGACATCCAACATATTCCCTAACATCATTTTCAACTACTTCTTCTTCCACTCTTTCTTGAAATTCATCCAATCCCGTAGGTGAATTAACATATCCCCTTCCAGTATTAACCATAATAACTTTAATGACTTCACCAACATTATTTGTAATTGTATAAGCAGAGGCAAAATTTCCCTGCCCACAATTATCATTGAAAGTCACAAATGGTGGAGAAGTATACCCCTGACCACCATATCTTAAGTTAACTCCCAATACTTCCCCTATATTGTTAACAATTGCATCTCCAACTGCTCCAGATCCACCGCCACCAAAAAACTCAACCTGTGGAGGTCCACATCTCCATGCTCCAGTGTTACATCTTAATTGACTTTCATATCTTCCAGGTATACTTTGATTTAGATTTGTAAAATCTTTACCAAAAACTGTAGCTCCAGTAAGAATATTATTTTTATCTAAGAATCCACCAACTTTATCTAGTACCCATTTTTCAGCTTCTGCAGCATCGGGTATCGGTATCATCTTATCGAATGCCTCTTTCATTGAATTTGTAGATCCACTACCAATTTTGAAAGATTTAATTTCTGGACAATCTGGTTTAGCGCATAAAAATGCCTCAAATCCAAGAATATAATCAACTGCCTGGAATACAGACCCTGCAATTTTTGCAACTCCACCTAATACATCATTGATTTTATTTAAAATAGGTTTCAGTTGTTTATCAATCGATGCTGATAGATTATTTAATAGTGCATTTGTGAATTGTTCAACAGCACAGAACGCTGCATTGATAACGTTGCCAATAAGAGAGAATAGAAAATCAGTAACCAACTTAGTCAATCCATCAATAATTTTATCGAAAGCACAAAGAATTGAATCAATGATAACTTTGATAACTGTATTTTTCAATGCCTTTGTCAAAGAAGTCATTATTTTATTGATTATTTTTTCGATTAATTTACGTATCAAATTCAGAATAAAATTCCTCATTCTTTGAATCAATAGTTTCAAGACAGCACTAATGATTACAGCGGTATTGCCAATGATAGCAGTTATATTTCGAATCTTATTGATTGTTCCTTTGACATAAACATTATAAAACTTTTTAGATTCTTTCAAGAAATTAAAGAATTTCAACAGAGCATTATTAATTCCTGCAAGCGTGCTTTTCCCACATGGATCTGCCATAGTATTAATCTCTTCTTCTATCTCCTCCTCCATTGCTCTCAATTGACTATAATTAAATCCATCCTTACATTTTTTATCGGGTGCGGACCAACCATTGTTTGCATCATTAACTGGGCGACATTCAGCAACTCTCTTCTTAATCTCATCAAGAATTGCCTGTTTGCGTTGACGTAGACTGAGATAGTTATCTATTTGTGGTCCAAATTTATTTCGTAGTTCTTGTGTAACTCCTGTTCCACCATTATCTGTTAATCTATCATATAAAGTTTCTTTCCCAGCATCACCAGGAAGTGTGGGATCAATTAAAGTATTCTGAAGAGTGACAACAGAATCTTGTAAGAATCCATCAACTAAGGTTTTATCTTGTAATAATTCTGTTGTACTACGATCTTTGAATAAATTAATATCAGCATCAATTGCAAGAGGTTCAGTAAAAGGAATTACCGGAAGTGATTGTACTTCTGTAGTTGGAACTACAACTTTTTGAAGTTCTGGTCCATTTCCTTTTGCGGCTTGCTCGGACAATGCTGCTTTTGTATCAGGATTACTCGTTTTCGATGCTGCCTGAGTTCCATCAGAATATGTGATTGTTACATCAAGACCATTACCATCAACACTAAACTTGGTATTACTTATTGGATCAAAGTACTTTGCGTTTGGTGGGACAACATATGTACTTGTTGTTGGATTCTTTGCTGGTGTTTGTGTCGTTGTTGTTTTATATGTTGATTCGTCTTTGGATATATTGTTTTTTAAATCATAAAGAAGCGCAGAATCAGTGACATTGATTAAAGTTCCATTTGATTGGACTTCTTTCCATACACCATTTATACGCTTATAAGTGATGCCCTGTATTTTTCTAGTAACATTAGCTGGTGTAACCATTATCAATCAACCTCTCGTATTTGATATTTATTAGACAGTTCGATCATTGATACCTATTATTCCTGCTCGAATCGCATCAGATTCTGCATCCGATATTGTTTGAGATGTAATATATGGTAGCTTGCTGCTTCTAATATCATTTAGTTCTTTTAATGTAATTGAAGTATCTCCAGGACCCGTATATGTACCGCCAGGAAGAACTGTTGGAACTGCTGGTTCGACTTGCGAATTTTTAGCTTTATTAAAATCTTCTTGTGATGGAATTGCGGGTTCAGTTGGTTTTGCACCACCTAAAATTTTATGAGAAGGTGGATTGAATCCAAAATTGTAAGATACTACATTTTTAAATTCTGTGGATCCTTTTTGTTTTACCTCATCTAAATCAATAATTTCACCAGATTCTGATCTGGTTAAAATCGCAGTGATTACTGGAACCTGATTATAGGCATCTAAAAAGTATCCTCTAACCCATTCACCGCCCGCTAATCCAGTTGTTGAACGATTGAAACTTCCTTGTGTTGTTGGTCTTTCAACCATTGCCCAAGGTAATTTGCTATCTGGTAATTTAGATCCAGATTTATCATGAATACCAACGATTCTTACTCTAACACGATCAAATCCATCTGGATTGTATCGATCCTCAAGTTGATTGACGGCAACTTGACCAATCCACCATTGAAAATTATCCTTCCCAGTAAAACCTGTATTTGACATGTTTCTATTAACCTGGTGTGTCCTTAACTAAGGTTAAAGAAGTATACGATCTAGTCGTATCAAAATGATGGCAGATATTCAATATCAAATATTTACCACTTTCAATTTCATCATATTCAGTATCACCTTTAACATTAATATTAATCAATCCACCAACAAGTAAATTTGGATTGCAAGGAATCACAACATTCAACATCTTACTGAAAAGTATGTTGTACCTGGAGGTAGAATATGCCTGCCATTCCATTGCATTATTATTTACCTTAGTTGATTTAGATTCTAACATTCCAACATCTAAAATATGAAAATGAGTTCTTGTAAAATCAGTATCTTCAGAAACAAAACTAGATGCAGTTTTTACAGATTTCCCTAAGGTGTTTGGTTTCTTAATTGGTTTGTCACCAAGAGTCATTTCCCCCTTATCAGTAATTTTAAAAATTAATTCAGTATATTCTAACAAACGAGGATCAAAGAAAATATTTCTAGTACAATAAACACCACTCTTCAAAGCATTCAATGTTGATTGATTTCTGATTGTTCTAAATGATAAGATTCTATAATCATGATTCTCATCATTTTTTAAAATGGCATTATATTCATAAGATATTGGATATGGATCTTGTTCTATCATTTTACTGATTGATCTGAAATGAATCCCCAACTGATTTTCAAAGAAGAAATAACCTGGGAGACCATCACTACCATAAGGAATAGATTTTTGACATAATTCTATAATGATTTTGAATGCATCTTTACTTGATCCAAGAAAATTATAAGTGTTTAGTGTTTGGTCAATAAAAAGTTTGTTTGGTAAAATACCAAGTTCTTTGGTCAAAATTTTTCTTACAGAATCTGATATCTTTCCTGTGTATTTTTCTGTTAAGGTTGTCTTTAAATTTTCTTCTGCGGTCTCAGACATCAAAGACATTGCAACCAGTTCACGATTTGGTTCCTTTTCAGCAACAGGAGCACCAATAATTCGTAGAGGCTTATTATTAAAATCTAGAGTTCCCAGTTTAGATTTAATTGAAAATGATACTTTCTCATTACCTTGTATTGGTAACTTAGACATCAATCGATTTGTATCAACTAGTGCAATATTAGCAGTGACGATTGGTGAAAAAAGACTCTCATAATAATCAAAAGAAACGGTGGATGTTCTTTGATCTATACCAGAAATTGGATAAGACGTTTGATTTTTTATAATTGATATATTTTCGTAAATTGATGGACTTACTGCTGACATTTTTAATTATCCGAGACTTGAAAATGCGCTATTAGAATAAGAAGATCCACCACCTCCTGATGATCTTCTTTCCATCGCTACTGGAGTGGGAAGTGGAACACCAACTGGTTGTACAAAAGTCTGAGTTACTAAGTATGTAGTTTGATTTTGTAAAGAAGATTGCTCATTACCACGCTCTAATGTATTCAATAAATCACCAACACCTTCGGCAACAGGATCTACTTTAGATTTTGCTGCTTTAATTTTTTTCTTTACTTCTGCAGATGGACCACCACTTAAATGCCCAAGAAGATATTGTTGACCATTCTCATCCATAATAATTGTAACATTTCCATAACCAGCATTTTCACCAGCTGAATATTCAACAAATTTTAACCCTGGTCCTAAAGTAATTGGTGTTCCGCTGGGGGCTGGAAAATCAAATCCTCTATGCCCTCTGCCTGCACCAAGACCATCACCTTGAGACATCTTAGAAAGAGGAACTCCCCCAATGAAAACACCATTCAAAATACTTTTTGAAAGTGCTCTACCACCACGATCACCCCATCCATTACCCCATTCAACATGTAAGTGTGGTCCAGTGGATCTTCCCGTACTTCCAATTCTACCAATAATACTACCAGGATCAACAGGAACTGAAGTTGAAGGAGTAAATGGATCCTGTTGTCCAGATCTTTGTGCTCCTGGATCCATATCATCAAGTGGTTTACTTTTATCTTTTTTATCTAATCCAAAAAATTGCAAGAATTTGGAGAAAGATTGATTAACCTGCTCAAAGGTATCATTGATACCTTCTTTATCTGATAGGAGTTGTGCGTTTATTTTTGTTCCGAAAGAAACAGTTTGAAAATTATCAAAAGAATCTACACTTTCAATTGCATTTGATCCCATCGGAGTTGCAGTAACTCCTCTAAATCCACTAGAGATTGTTGCTTTGTTTGTGCCAGTATTTTTTGCTTTAACAGTTCCACCTTTTGCAAGTCCTTGTGGTTTTTGAACTGGTGCTTGCTGTGACGATGGTGTTGGTGCTGGAGAAGGAGAAGATGCTGATGGTGTTGGAGATGGAGTTGTGGAAGGATACATTGATCCTGGTGCCCCAGGAAGACCAAGACCCTTATTAGGAACTGGATCTTGAGTTGGGTTTAAAAATTTGTTCCAAATATTATAAGCAGCTTCTGCGATTGCAATCGTCCTATCAATCTCTTTTGCAACATATCTTCTTTCATTATCAATAGCAGACATTACACCTTGAGGATATTCTGTAACTAACCATATCATTCCCATAATTCCTTCACCAATTATTTTCAACGTTGTCTTTGTAATCTTAATTAATAAAGCATTATCAGAGAAAAATCTTTTAAGTCTATCAATCATCTGAGGGAGATTATTAACAAACAATCCGAGAAGAACAAGACCGAAAAATTCTTTGACTTTATCAAAAAATCCTAGTGGACCTGCAAGAACTCTCGACTTAACACTCTCGATTGTTTTTCCAATTCCGGATTCTATCTTCTGCTCCTTTTCTTTTCGCTTTTCTTGATTTTCAAAAGTAGCAGTTAATCTATTCTCTTCGACTCTAAGTTTACGCAGTTCCTTATTGTAACCAACCAATGAGTTCCTAAGATTGGATGCATTAATTCTTAATCGCGTTACTTGTGCTTCCATATCTTATACAAAAATCCCCAACATTTCTGGTACAATTTGCATATATGGATTTGCCATATTTACACTGGAAACACTTGGTTCTTCTGTTTCTACTCCACCCGCAGCACTATATTGTGGCACCCCAGACATTGGTAACGTTTGTGATGGTAAGTTTATTGGTACAATTGATGATGTTGCACTTTTCTTAACAGGTCTCTTAATATCAGAATGTAGTACAAGTTCTGGAGAAACCATATTTGAACTTGTTCTTCTCTCTGCATATCCACCATTTCCAATTTCTTTAGTTTTTTTAACCCTCTCTTCATTAACAAACTTATCCAATTGACCTTTAAATGTTGTTAGTTGAGCAGCAAGAATTTGTAATGCACTCTTCATTGTTGAGTTTGATACTACCAGTCCCCCAACAGCATCAGAAAAAGTAGTCCACATTCTTCCAGCATTATTATTAATGTCTTTCAAAAGTGGTCTGAACATCATTGCTGCTGATGCACGAATAACTTCTTCACCAGGAGCAAGCATCGCTGGAACACTATCAACACTTCCAGATCCAGTGCCACCAACAGTTCCACCTAATGATCTTCTGATTGGTAGTTTTGTGCTTTTTGCCTGTTTTACAATATCAATAATATTTTGAGCACTAGATGGTTTTGCAGATCCGGATCTTAATGCTGCTTGTATTTGTTCTGGAGTATATTGTACCTGTTGTTTCCCAGACAAATTTGTAAATGTTCTAATGCCAGAAGCAGCAGGAGCAGGTGGAGGTGTTACTGGTTTTGGTCCTCTTATTCCAATACTACTTAATCTTGTCCATAAACCACCAATAGTAGCTGTTGTAAGGGCACCACCACTAGCTAAAGCACCGATTAATCCAGCAACAACCAATCCAAGAGCGTCAACTCCTGGAGCTTTAGTTTGTCCGCCTTTTAAGAGATCCTCTCTAACTCCTGGTGGTAAGTTTGATAAATCCCCATATATGCTTTTGGGTTTTTGTCCTGGTTGTTGAACTGGTTGTTGAACTGGTTTCTGTCTTGGAATTAAACCAAATAAAGGAGAAAAGACTCTCGTTTTCTTTAAAGTTTCGGCAAGTTTTTCAGCAGCAGCTCCACCAATATCTTTTATGCAATTTAAAACTGGACCACATCCTCCGCCAGCAGGTCCACCTCCACTAGGACCACCTCCCCCACCTGGTTTTCCACCACCTGGTGGTTTTGGTGGTCTCTTAAATAGATCAACTATTCGTTTTAGAGCACTAACTATCTTTAAGAGTTTATATGCACCATAAAGAGCAAGTAACTCTTTCCAATGATTTGCAACAAATTTGAAGAATTTAGCAAGTTTTTGTTGATTTGCTGGATTTTCTAACCACTTGAACGCATTATTAACCAATAATCCAGTTACAATAATACTAAAAAAATCTAATATTTTTTGGAATATACTTTTTGCTGGAGATGTTACAACATCAAAAGTTTTCATAATGCCAGAACCAAATTGTCTTACAGACTCAATGGCCTTTTCTTTTGTCCCTACCCTTTCTCTCGTTACCTTTATCTTGCTAGCTCGTAATGCCTGCCTCTTTTCAGTAATCCTATTCGCAAAATCAAGAGATAATTGTTTTTGAATTTCTACGAGAATTCTATTTGTCTCTTGTAAACTTACATCTAAACTAGTTGTTTCTGCCTTTAGACTAGATCCTACGGTACCACGTCTTTCGCCACCAATAAAACTAAAAGTAGATCTCTTTAATCTTGGACTAGAAGCAATCTGAGCACCAGTCATTACCGAAGAAGATATGTTTCTTCTACTTAACTTTGGTAATGATGGTGCTCTGTAAATTTGGTTGTTAAATTCCACTAGATTGCTGTGCCTTTAAGTTTTCTTCTTCAATATAATCTTGAAGCAGACCAATATAAACTTCACGCTCCCAAGGCATCATATTTTCAATCTCTGTCAATGAATATTTATGATGATGCATGAGGGCAAAATTAATTTGATAGTATGACTCAAGACTAGTATGAGCCATACTTAGATGAAAAAAGCAGCTAGACCCTCCAGGACAACTTCACTTTCAACTTTTGTGTTTGGATTTTTAACTTTAATTGTATGAGCAAGTTTAGGCATTGTTACAAAAAAGTTTTCAATTTCTTTAAACTGCTTTGTATTCATTTGCTCTACAAATTCTTCAAGTTCTTCCTTACTACAATCTGATGCACTCCAAGATTCCTCTTGATCATAAACAGTATCAATACAAGAAATAATCAAAGAAAGTGACTTATCAACATTGGTGTTTTCTTCAGATACCTCAAAATTATTTTCAACAAACTGCTCAAGAGATGGATACTTGAGTTTCATTGAAAGATTATCATCAAGTTTAATAATATTAGTGTGTGCAGGATCTTTTTGAACCTTGATAGAATCAATCGCAATTTCTTCTTTTACTTGTGTTATGCCATCATCAGGACAAGTTACATTAACCTCAACAGTTTCACCAACTGACTTGGCACGAACATTAAGGAAGAGATATTCAATATCAAATGTCGATAGTTCTGATACTTTTACAGTTTTAGTCAGAATACAATCCGATAAGATTTGAACAATTGAACTTGAGATTTGCTTTGTATCTTCAGATTCTAATGCAATTAACAGAATTTTTTCTTCTCTAACTAGGAAAGGACGATATCTAATTTTTTTCCCAGTAGAAGGTAATTCCAACTCATACGTTGGAGTATTAATCTTTGGTAAAGGCATAATGACCTATAAAACTTCAGTTGTGATTATTTAGACCCAATTATCTACCTAATAAATCCATCAGTAAGAACTTCATTTCTAGTTCTTGGGCGGTTTCTTGGTGGTTGTGGAACTGATGGTTTTTGTTCTGCTGCTGGTGGTATCGGTGCTTCTGGACTTTGACTTTGTTCTTGTTTTGGCACAACAAATCTACCAAGAACATATCGATCATAGTTCATTGTCACAGTAACTTTCATCAATTCACTTGGTCCATAAGCAACTGGAATACTAGTGACAGATTTTGGAAATGCATTAACTAATTGGTATTGCAATCTCGTGCTTCCAGGAACGTTATATCCTCTATTGAATTTTGTAATGAATAATTGACTGGTTTTATAATTTTCAGGCCAGTTGAATCTACGATATGCATATGGAAGATCTGAAGATGCTGCTATTTCAGAATTCCCACCAACATAATTCATCCAAAATTCAAAAAATTGAAGAACCTTATACTCTGTATCAATGTAAAAAGTAAAATCAATGTCAGTATATAATCTAGTATGAGCAAATTCTTGGGGAACTCCCATGTAATTATCTTTTACTTCTGCAGTGGCGTATGTTGAAGTTGGTAGAGTTGCATCAGAACAAAGAAGACCTAAAGTTTTTCCAAATTCAGATAAACTAATTTGAGGACCCCATGATGCATTTTGCAATTTACCAATAAAATCTGAATTGAATTGTCCAATATGCACCTGATAATAATTAGTCATTGCAATTTTGCCAAAATAAGTTTTGGCATTTGCCATAGTCACATTTTCCACTGGTTGCGGAGTATTAGGCATCTAAATATTTTTACTTGATATTATTAAATATTTAGATGTCGTATAAAGGAAAATATCAACCATCATACCCTCAAAAATACAAGGGAGATCCAACTAATATCATTTATAGATCATTATGGGAAAGAAAATTCATGGTCTATTGTGATCTCAATGAAAATGTTCTTGAGTGGGGATCTGAAGAGATTGCACTTCCTTATCGTTCACCAATCGACAATCGTATTCATAGATATTTTCCAGACTTTTACATTAAAGTAAAAGAATCAACTGGACAAATTAAAAAGTATTTAATTGAAGTTAAGCCTAAAAGACAAACATTACCACCACCAAAACCGAAAAGGCAAACAAAAGGATACATTTATGAGGCATATGAGTACGCAAAAAATCAGGCAAAATGGAGAGCAGCAAAAGAATTTTGTGAAGACAGAAATTGGGATTTTAAAGTTCTAACCGAGGATGAACTAGGTATCAAGTAATGCCAAGAAAAACCCTAAGACAAAGACAAAATCCAACAGATGATAAGAATAGTAGAGTTAGATCTGTAATTGATAATCTTCAAGGTAATGAAGATCCAGATGATTTAATGTTAGAAATTATGAACGTTTTAACGGAAACTAATAAAGGTCCAAAAGTTGGAAGATATTATACATTTGTTTATCAACCAAAAACACCAAATATTAGTTACGATCAAAATCCCCTTGTTGCAGTGACTGAGGTTTATGGTTGGGGATTTAGAGGTATTAATTTTCATTGGGGAGAATCTCGCCAATATACCTGGGACGAGATTGCTGGAGGTTTATATGAAATTTATGCGGAAGAAATTCCAGATCTTATAGAGGTTCCTTTTGGAAAAATCCGTCTAAATAGTTAAAAAATTAGCCAAATGGCGCAGGTATTAAGGTATCCATACGACTTATATACTCAAGAGACAGACTATCTGCAGATAACTTTGCGTAGGAAAAAAGCAGCATCTTCATCTTTAGAAGAATTTGGTTCATCTTCTTTAATAAAAAAGAATGGTGCATATCAAGGTGGTCCTACTCAAAATGCTTCTAACGTTGGGAAAAAAATATCTTCAGGATTTGTAAGTCAAGTTGGTGACATAATTCTTTTACCTATACCATCAAGTATCGGAGATAGCAATAGCGTAAATTTTTCAGAAGATAAGTTAGATGCAATAACAGCTAAAGTTGCTGGTGCTGCTTATAATATTATGACAACTCAAACACCAGGAAAAACTGATATTACTGGTTTTTTGAACAAACTTGGTGAAAATACTTTAAAAGAATTAAAAGGTGTATTTGCAGAGTCTGCGGACCTTAGAGCAATATATCTAACAAAATTAGCGGCAGAGGCAGCTGGACTTGCTGGTATTGGAAACATTAGTCTAGACCAAATTTTAGCAAGATCTCAAGGAAAAATCTTGAATCCAAATATGGAGTTGTTATTTAATGGTCCAACAATTAGATCATTTAAATTTTCTTTTAAAATGACCCCAAGAAGTAAAAAAGAAGGAGATCAAGTAAAATTGATTATTGGATCATTAAAAAGACACATGGCACCAACTCCTGCTGGAAATTTCCTTGGAACACCAGGACAATTTGATTTAACTTATAGAAGTGGACCAGATAATCATAAGTTTCTAAACAAAATCAAAACTTGTGTGCTTCAGGATATGTCGGTAAATTACACTGGTGAAAATGTTTATGCAACATATGAAGATGGGACACCAGTTTCGATGATTATGGACTTGACATTCAAAGAACTAGAACCTATCTATTCATCTGATTATAGCAATGATCCAAACGAAGGAGTAGGATACTAAAAATGGCAAACTATTTTTCTTATCTACCAGATTTAGAATATCAATCATTTTTAAATGATAAGACATCTGATAGAGATTACGTTCTGGTCAAAAATCTCTTCAGGAGAGTCAAACTTCGTGACGATGTATATAATTCCTTGACAGCATTTACAAAATATCAAGTTCCAGATGGATCTCGTCCAGATACAGTTGCGGAAGAACTTTATGATGATGCTAATTATGATTGGGTTGTTCTAATCACGGCAAATATTATACACCTAAGAGATGAATGGCCTCTTTCAAATTCACAACTTTATAATTATGCAGAAAACAAGTATGGAACAACTTTGACTGATATCAAATTTTACGAGACTAAAGAAGTACGAGATTCTTTAAATCGACTTATTTTACCTGCTGGTAAGATTGTATCTTCAAATTTTACTATTCCAAATCCATCAAATCCAAACGCTAATTTAAATCCAGTAAATGCAGTATCAAACTACGAATACGAAACTAGATTGAATGATAAAAAAAGAAACATTTATGTACTGAAACCAATTTATCTGCAGCAGTTCTTACTTGACATGAGAACTGTGATGGATTATCAGGATTCTTCACAATATGTCAGTGAGAAACTCATCCGTACTGAGAATACTAGGATCACGATGCCATAAGAGTTCTAAACTCTTATCAAATATCATTACATATCGGTGTTTGCGGGAGCGGTCTTTCCATTCTCCTTCAGCACCTTTAACTTTGCCTCTAGAGTGTTTAGTTCCGTCTGCATAGTAGAAATCCTTCTTTGGGTCTGAAAGTCCGCAATATTTAAAATTACAAGCGCGATAGATTGTACCAAAATGGAAATCACTATCAGCGTAAGAGATGATTGCCCTAACTTTTGTATCCTTCCGTAACTGTCTAATCGCTCTTGAAACAAACCAAGAAGTGATATTATGTTCGGTTCCCTGGGTTTCAGGGTGGATGCAAAGTCGTGAAAGTTCAAATAATCCTTCTTGCTCATTCCGTTCGAGTCCAAATGCTCCTTGTGCAATTTCAGGAACAGGGAGACCTGTGAAGACACAGACTCCCTGAATGCCGCCGATGTTCAATGGGCAAAAATCGTTACCCTTATATAAACCATAATTATAACCAGATCTAAAACCTTTAGAAAAATCCTTAAGATAATGAAACCGCAGAAGTAATTCTGCGGATTCGGATTTACTTACACGATCAATGTAGTAATCAGACTTCACTCTTCGGCAAGACGTGCAAAGTACGAGAGTGCATCATCATCCTCATCTTCCTCAACCGCAGCACGACGGGTAGGTTGCAGATTGTTGAGTTCGGTGCGAAGGTCTTCATCGAGTTCCTTCACAGGACCACGGGTGTTGTCCTCATCAAACTCTTCGGGATCTTGATAGCGGGGAGTGCCCTTGTTACCCAGTACATAATCAAGACGCTTCTTCAGTTCGTCATAGGACTTGAACTGATCGGCAGCAACGAGTTCGGCAAGCGAATACTGCTTCTTCCAGATTGCTTCCATCGCATCATCGTCGTCCAGGAGAGCTTCAGAGCGAGCAAACTCAGAGGAGTCATAATTGCGATAACCAGCGACATTCTTTGCCTTCAGTTTGAAGTTGGCACCAGCCCAGAAGTCAAACGGATCAATTGCTTCCTCATCTTCAAACTCAGGTTGCATTGCAGCGGTGAGTTTGTCGAAGATCTTCTTACCATACTTGAACAGGAAGACCTTACCTTCATTGGCAGGGTTGGCAGGATCCTTCACCACATAAATATTGGACACATAGGTCAGTTTACGCTTCTGCTTACGGGCAAGTTCCTTACCAGCATCAGTGCCGTTGTTCCACAGTTCGGAGTTCAGTTCGGACACAGGATCTTTCTGACCCAGAGTGGTCAGCGAGTTCTCGATGTACCAACCACCAGGACCTTGGAAGGCGTGGGAATAAAGTTTCACAAACGGCAGGTCTTCGCCGTTGGGAGCAGGCAGGAAACGGATTACGGCATAACCATTGCCGCTCTTATCTACATCCAGTTTCCACAAGCGGTCATCACTAGAACCGCTGCTAGTATTCATTTTTTCTACTTCTTTGACCAATTTGGCAGTAAGATTGCCCAGCTTGGACTGCTTTTTAAGGTCGGAAAACGACATTTGGATTACCTCGGATAAATTGGATTCGGGGGATTACTCGGATAGTATAGCGAAAATTGAATCACCTGTCAATGAATTGTTTGAGTGACTCAATGGTTTTGTTCATACTACTGAATAAAACTTGCATATCAGTCTCTGGTGGGAAACCCATCAGTGCTACTGACTTGCGTAGGTTCTCTTTCATCTCAACCGCTTGTGGGTCATCTGAAAGGGACAACCTAGTATACATCACTCTCTGCTTTTCTAGCAAGAGCTCAAGTTTTTCAATGTGTTCCAGTTTAGTCTCACGGGGCATCATACCAAAAGTTAGAATGCTTCCGTAGATTTCTTCTTGTAACTTGTTGATTTCTCTCAGTTCGTCTTGAATAATGTCGGAGTCAAAAAAGCTACTCATCTATGATGTCCCTTAAAATTTTTTTAAATTGGAATACGTCAATATTTAGAAAGGGATTATACTTTTTGATTTTTAAACTTACGGATTCCCACACCGGGTCCAAAAGTTGCTTATCAAAAGTTTTCCCGAACAGGAATATTTTATCATAAATCACTAGGGTTTCAAGGGAAATTTTCCCGCCCAGGAACTTTTTAAGGACGGGTGGATGACCTTTGGAACAATTCAAGGCATCGTCTAATTTGATTTCCGAGAATAATTCGTTGCTTTGTTCTTTGAACAAGTAAGTCAAACTCTGTTGGCGACGCATCCAATCTGCGTAAGTCCTTTCTCCAGAATTGATAATTTCTCCAATCCATAAGTTTTGTGGGTTGTCTGCGGATACAAAGTTTGATAATAGAAAATCTACAATTTCCCGATCGGAATACTTTCTCGATGTTTTTTCAAACCAATATTTGTCTTTTCTTTTATTGAAAGATGTGATAGTGGCTCTTGATTTACCTCCATACTTAAAAAAGTCATATTTACTATTCGTAAAATGACTTTTCATCGAAAGATAAGTTTGATATGTCTCAAATGGACTCATAACGGAAGTCGTGCTCTCGAAGTCTTTTTCATGAAGTTGAGACGTGTGGCATCCCATTTCAGACGCTCTTTCAAAGGTTTTGAAATGAGCTTCACAACAGATTCTACTTCAAGACTATTAATTTCGCAATAGTGAACAATAGCATCAATATAATTGAAGTTTTCTTCCGCGACAATCTTTTCAATCTCAAGAGCAAACTTGGAAGGGGTTAAAAATTTACTTTCTATTGCCTGTTCTAGTTCTTTATTTGGTTCCATAGAGCTCCAGTTTATCTCTAACAAACGTTCTAATGTATTTGCTGAGCAGTTTGATGTATTTTGATTTGTCTCGTTCTTCATAGACAACGCATTCTCCATTTTCACAAGCCATAATGATTACAAGTTTTTTGACTGAAATACCAGTCAGTTCGTATAGCATACAACCATATGCCA